TAACACTGCGAAATCAGTGGCAGATCTAGTCATGGTGGTCGAAGGCTGGCACCTTCGCTCAGGTAAGAACACTAGGGACGGCCGTCGCATTATGGCCATCTCCACCGGCTCACTTATAGACGAAGAGTACACCAAAGACCGCTTTCCCTTCGTCTTCTTGCACTACGCCCCAAGGCTTGCCGGCTTCTGGGCTCAAGGTGTAGCAGAACAGCTCATGGGTACGCAAATGGAGCTTAATTCCATCCTGTACACCATCAGCCAAGCTATTAAGTTGGTAGGCGTACCGCGCATCTTCCAAGAAGAGAGCTCCAAGATATCTACCGCCTCCCATAACAACATGATTGGAGTTATAGTAAAATATAGGGGAACACCGCCCGAATATACAGTCGCTCCCAGTAACGCTCCAGAACTGTACGCAGAGCGCGACAAGCTCATCGCCTATGGGTACCAGCAGTGTGGCGTCAGCGCCCTCCAGGCATCGTCACAGAAGCCGCAGGGCCTTGACTCTGGCGAAGCCATCCGCACTTACGATGACATTTCCACTGACCGCTTTGCCTCTCTCAGCCGTCGTTATGATAACTTCTATGTTGATCTTGCCTACCAAGTCATTGATTTAGCTAAGAATATCGCAGAACGCACAGGCCGTTACTCCACGGTGTACCCCGCTAAAGACGGCACTAAAGAGATTGACCTTCCCAAAGCTACCCTCATCATGGATAAGTTTATTATCCAGTGCCTCACGCAGTCATCTCTCCCCAAAGACCCAGCTGGCCGCCTCGCCAAAGTGACAGAAATGGCGCAAGCAGGTATGATAACGCTCCAGGAAGCACGCAGACTCTTAGACTACCCGGACCTTTCTCAGGTCGAAAAGCTTGCTAACGCTGGCCAAGAGCGCGTATTCAAGGTCTTGGACGATATCGTCGAGACAGGCAAATACTCCCCACCAGATCCGTTCATGGACCTCGCCTTCGCCAAGACGACTGTGGTGCAGTATATCAACCTCCACGGCCCTGCCAAACTTGAAGAGTCCAAGCTACAATTGCTTAGGGACTTTTACACACAAGTGTTGGACTTGTTGCAAGCGGCACAGCCGCCTCCGATGGCGGGTGCTCCAGGCGCTGCGCCTCTGGCCTCCCCCCAAGCTCCTCCAACCTCACCCCTATTACCTAATGCTCCAGGCGGCCCATCACAGCCTCCACAACAATAAATGCAAGCTAGCTAACATACAAAGGAACGAAAATGAACATCCAACCCAAGGTTGCGCCTACGGGCACGCCTACGATCTCTCTTAACACAGGCTCAGAGAAGCGCGCAGCGGCTATAGCAGCCTTCCACAAAGCCTCAGAAGCCCCCGCACCGACGGCACCGAAGCAAGGCCAAGCGCAAGAGCTACCGGTGCGAGATGCCACCAATATCTCCCCAGAAGAGATGAGCGCCATTGCACCACGTGCGCAAGCACCGGAACCAATCCAAGAGGATTTGGGACAACCGGATACCATTGAAGCCACAGAAGAGAAGCCCGTTGATCCGGTATATGAGCAGCTCGCCCGTCGCGAGCGCGCACTCCGGCAAAAAGCTCGTCAACAAGAGCAAGCATTTAAGGCGCGCGAAGACGCCCTTAAAGCTAAAGAGGCCGAATTAGCCTCTAAGGCTATGGCTCCCTCTACTGATCTATCTAAGTATATCCAAAAGGATATACTCAAGACCTCCCCTCTGCAAGCACTCGCTGAAGCTGGCCTGTCATACGACGAAATCACCCAAGCAATCCTCAACCAACAGCCCTCGGACCCACGTGTTGACGCTACGATCAACCGCCTTGAGGCTAAGATTCGCCAACTCGAAGAAGCTAACGAGAACGGCCAGAAAAGCCAGCAAGCCCAACAACAGGCTCAATACGATGCCGCAGTGAAGCAAATACGGGAAGATGCTAAGAAACTCGTCTATACGGACCCTGAGTTTGAGACGGTGAAAGCCACCAACTCAGTCAACGACGTCGTCGAACTCATCGAAGAGACATACCGTAAAGACGGGACACTCCTTGGTGTCGAAGAAGCCGCCAAGATGGTAGAGGACTACCTCTTGGAAGAGGCGATTAAGCTTACAAAGATTGACAAGATTAAGAAACGCCTTAGTGCATCGTCTGCGCAGACAAGCACTAAAGCACCGGCTCAGCAACAAGCCGCCTCTGCTCAACGGCAGCCACAAACGATGAAGACCCTATCTAATGCCGCAAGTACTTCTCGGCCGCTCAGCGCGAAGGAACGTGCCATTCTAGCATTTCGTGGGGAGCTAAAGTAACGACATCGATAAAACCCGTTACTAAGCAATATCTATAACTTAACTAATAGGAGTAGCCAATGGCTGCTATTTACGCTACTAGTGCCAACCAGATTGCGGCACTTAAAGAATTGTACACGGACGACAAGGAATACATAAATTAATTGTGTCGCCATCAGGCAACTGGTGGATGAAAACTGTCCAATATCGGTGAAAGCTGAGATGCCAATACCGAGAGAAGCTTAAAGCTAAAGATTTTAAGCCCTTGTAACGACTAGTATCTGATCCCGTAGATACGGACTAAAATGATACCACGAGTGGACGGCACCCCAAGAGGGTGATAAGATAGTCTGAGCTAGCATAAAGGATATTATGAAGCTCTGCACGATGTGCAAAATAAGCAAGCCAGAAACAGATTATTACAAATCTGGCAAAAGTTCGGAGTGCAAGGAATGCGCAAAGAAAAGAGCAAGGCTCTATCTTTATCCGAATCAGGATGCTCCTAGAGGACAAAAGTCTTCAGAGCAGCGTAAAGCGACCCAAGCTCGTTACCGAGAAAAAAATCGGGACCAGATTAGGGCCGGGCAAAGAAGGTATGTTAAAGAGAATTTGGCTAAAGTATTAGCCAGAACTCATAAATACCAAGCCCAAAAGCTAAACGCAACTCCTAAATGGCTTACTTTTGAACACTATAGGCAGATGCAAGATATCTTCTTAAAGGCTTCTGAGCTTTCAAAAAGTTTAGGACCTCACGAAGTTGATCACATAGTTCCACTTTGCGGAGATAATGTTTGTGGCCTGCATGTTCCTTGGAATTTGCAGATATTGCCCAGAGCAGAAAATCGTCGCAAATTTAACAAATGCTAGAAGCGCTGGATAAAGAGCCGGGCGCGATAACATATCTGGAAAGACCTTGTCTATAAAGAAAACCCGTTCTTGGCCCTTTTGCCCAAGAACGAAAGCCCTTCCTAACCGTCGGGGCTTTATTTTCCCGCTCAAAACAACTAACTAGTTGATATTTGGACGGATTCGCGGGAAAATACATTCCTAGAGGTATGGGAATGTAAAATTCTCCAGTATCGGGGGAAGCTGAAATGCCAATCCCGAGGTAAGCTCAAACAGTAACGATTTTGAGCCACCGTAGAGCGTAGTACTTGAAACTAGCCCCTAAAAATGCTAGAATAAAATAGTGCCAAGAGTGGAGAACAAGATGAAAATTCTTGATGATGTACGCCGAACTGATACGAAAAAATGCACGGGTTGCGGAAAGTTTGAATCTTTAGACAAATTTTATACATCTGCCAAAGAAAGCAGATGTAAAGAGTGTGTCAAAAAGAAACGCAAACAATATTACGACGAAAATAAAGAAGTCGTAAAAGCTAGGGTAACTAGCTACCGTAACCGGAATCCCGAAAAAATAAGGGATACAAAGCTGAAGCAAGCATATGGAGTAGGCTCCGCCTATTTCGACGCCAAGTTAAAAGAACAAGGCGGTGTTTGCGCAGGTTGTGGACAAAATCGAAAGGTTTTGTGGCGTGGAAAAGAAGTTGCTATGGCTTTGGATCACGACCACGGTACTAAAAACCCTAGAGGCGTTCTCTGCATTAAGTGTAACCGGGCTTTTGGCTTGCTTGAAGAAAATGTTCAAACAATGCTAAACCTAATAAAGTACACTAATAAGTATCAGAAGGTCGGATAAAAAGCCGGCCGATAACAGGGCTAATAAGCCCATTTGGTACCGATCGAGTTTGGAACGCCACAGGGCCGTTCGCATAGTTTCGCGAACGCTCAGAACCAACAAACTGCGAGCCAATTGGCTAGCTTCTTCGTCTATGTGATCGAAGACTACCAACTCGTTACGATCACCAACCTCCTTATGGAACAGACGAAAACGAACGCGGGCGCGTTTGTGGACGCTGCAAAACTCCAAATGGACGGTGGTTTCCGTAACTTGACGAACAACATCGCGTTCGAACTGTTCTCGGATGGTTCTGGCACGCGCGGTTTCATCGGTTCGGCTACGGCTGCTGGCTCGGTTTACACGATCACGTTGGCGAATATCCAACAAGTCGTGCAATTCGAAGTCAACATGCTTTTGGTAAACTACTCGTATGCGGCTGGCGTCATTTCGGCTCTTTCGGCAACGACGGGCCTCGTTACGTCTGTCAACCGCGCTACCGGCGTCATCACGATCCAAGCGTCGGCTATTGATGCTTCGTGGACGACTGCTGGAAACGGCCTTGGCATCTCTGGCGATATCGTCGCTGGTACTGTCAACACCGGCTCGAGCGAGTGTCTTGCTGGCCTCGGTGCGTGGATCCCGACCGCTACGCCTCCTCCGACGGACAGCTTCTGGGGAGTTAACCGTTCGACTGACCCGACTCGTCTTGCTGGCTGCCGTTTCAACGCGCAAGCCTACACGATCGAAGAAGGCATGACGAACGCCCTGGCGTTCTTGAACCGTGAAGGTGGCAAACCCGACCTTTGCATCATGGACTTCGCTTCGTACGCTGCACTCGTTAACGCCCTTGGCGCTAAAGTGGTATACGTTCAAGTCAACCATGACGAAGTGGAAGTGGCTTTCGAAGGTATCACGTTCCAATCGGCTTATGGCCGCGTGACCGTGCTTGCCGACCGTAGCTGCCCCCCGCAAACGGCCTACCTGTTGACGATGAACACCTGGAAACTGAGAAGCTTGGGCAAAGTGCCTCATATTCTCACTTATGGCATGGAGGGATTGGAGGGCCTGCGTGTCGGTACTGCTGACGCGTTGGAGATTCGGATTGCTTACTACGGCAACCTCATTTGTTCGGCCCCTGGGTGGAATTGTGTCGTAAGTTTGAGTGCTTAGGCACTTTGATGTCTAAACTTTAGACGTCTTAAACCCGGACTTAAAACCTCCGGGTTTTTTTATTCCCTTTTGCTTGACATAAAGAATGGAATGATTTAGTATTAGAGTAAGAAAGAGAGGGCTTTATGGTCATCTACAAAATCTCTAATACGGTCAACGGTAAGCTTTACATCGGTCAAACTACGGGCAAGCTAGGAGACCGATGGGCAGACCATAAGCGCTACGCTAGACAAGATGGGTCACGACAGACGGCATTATATAGTGCGATGCGCAAGCATGGCATTGAAAACTTCCACGTTGAGCAGATTGACTCAGCAACTACGTTGGACGAACTGAATATCAAAGAAGAGACCTATATTAAGGCCCTTAATACGGTCGCCCCAAACGGGTACAACCTTGAGCTTGGCGGTAAAAACAAGATGTGCCATGCCGAAACGCGCGAGAAAATAGCGGCCTCCCTCAAAGGCCGCCCTATCAAAAACCGGATGAACGGTGCCCCTAAAGGCCGCCCCGTCTCAGAGGAGCGACGCCAGCGCATCAGCGAGACCATGACCGGAGTTGCCCAGCCCTGGAAGTACAAAGCCGTTATAGCCGTTGAAACGGGCACTGTGTACGAGTCCGTTAACGCTGCGGCCGAGATGCTGGGCGTCAGCCGGGTGACTATATCTGGCCTTCTCAAATCGGGAAAACAGAGCAAAAAGCTTGGACTTAGCTTTCGGTTGATGGCAGAATCTAAGTAAGAGGAGGTCTTATGCATGCCGTATTAGGGTGGCTGGGTGCAGTGTGCTTGGCCTTAAGCGGTCTACCCCAGGCCATTAAGACAGTCCGTACACGCAAGGCTGATGATATCTCCTTCCTATTCCTGTCCCTTTGGCTCGGTGGGGAGGTGCTAACCCTCGCGTACGTCCTCCCGTCTTTAGACTTTCCGCTCATGGTCAACTACCTTGCGAACATCCTAATAGTCGGTACTATTATGAGATTCAAGTTAAAAGGTTCTTGACCCTCGTCCCCAGGTCCGATATTCTGTCCCCTAAGTGGATTTAGCCCTAAAGCCTCCGAAGAAAGGAAGGATACCAATGGCGGAAAATGATCGTCGCCACCTTATTGAGTATGTCGGAACTGCCTCAGACTTGGCCGAAAGCTTGCAGGGAGATATCAGGTCGGGTAAACGAACGTATAGCAACGAGACTATAGTAAAATTATCGAAATTTGTTGCTGCAGCTGAGCGTTTTAGGCATATACTTGACCTTATAGACCAAGTGCAAACTAACGAAAAAGGTAAACTACAGTAGGAGGGCTTGTGGAGAAGACTTACGAAGTGTTCCTGGACAACGGTAATGGACAGTACGAGTTTGAAGGCGTCTTTACCTCTCTTAAAGAAGTTGCTTTGTACTTAGAGATTCCAAAAGCTATTGTGACTCAGATTGCCAACGGGGAGTACGATGATATCGCCAATGAATACGAAACAATTATCATAAATCAGGTATTTGGCCCTCACGAATACCAGGCTGATTTGGACGCGCTTAGGAAGCCTAACAAAGAAGACAACAAGGAGGCAATGTTATGACATCTCGCAAGACCTCATTAGAATTCTTTTTTAACGGACATTGGGTGGTAGTTGAGTGTGAGGTTGGCGATGGTTGGATATCGCCTCAGACCGGCTATTACGAAGACAATGGTGACGAGTTGACCGATAATGAGCTGGACCGGGTTGCGGCGCGCCAAGACCAATTGGACCTAGCTTTGAACGGACTCGGTGGCAGGAATCCTAATAAAGGAGCTAAATGATGAGTAACGAAACCAAGGTTAAGAGTCTTAAAATTTATGCCGAAGGCCTCCAGGCCCGCCTGAAACAAGCTGTGCCCAAGAAACGGGAATGGCAGGCAGCGGCCTTTAAACAAATGCTTGAGATTGACTTGAAGAAAACATTGAATAAAATCGAGGAGTTGAGCAAATGAGCCGTCCCAAAAAAGAGCCTATTGGCCTTACGCCTGAGTTTCAAGCTGAGATCGCCAGCCTCACTACCGACGAGTTGAAGGCCAAAGTCGTCTTGCTCCAGGTGCAATATCAAGAGAACGAGGCGTTTAAAGAGACGCCTGAGTTTCAAAGCGCCCAAGAAGAGTTTGATTACGCCAAAGAACGTTACAACCAGGTAGCTGGCCCGATCAAAGAAACTGCCCAAGTGCTCAAGAACCGCACTAAGGCCGTTATTGAGACGCTTAAGGAAAAGGGCGGGGCCTGAAAATAATTCTAAAGTTTGGCCAAGGACGGCCGATAAGTAATACATCAAGGGGGAATATATGTTTCACATAGTAGTTGCCGCAGCGATCTTCTACTTCTTCTATTCCGGCGGCTTTACGCGCATGTTCACTGGTCGGAGGCCCAAATGAAAAAGCTCCACGTATGCGAACCTACCTATTTTAACGACAGCAAAGGCCGACCCTTGTGCATCTTAGCAGATGCCGTCAACTTCGACGATGCGGTAGAAAACGCTGCTATCTGCACTATGGACGACGACGGCGCACTTGATATCGTCAGTCACCTCTGCTTCGAAACAGGGGAGGTCTACGAAATCATGGTGAGGATTCTACAACGTGCTTGGATCACGGCCATTGAAAAAGACTTGGACAGCCACGATGAGCCAGCCTAAGTTTAAAAAGGGCAGCAGGGCCTATTTTGGGGAGTTTGTGCAGGTTACCATCGAAGAAGTGATACCTCCCAGCCAATGGGTGCCCTACTTTACCTATCGTGTAACGTTTTTGGGAGGGTATGGTGGAAGCGGTACGGCTACTGTTAGTGAAGACGAGCTATGCCCGGATCCTGCATTAAAAACGACTACTTGCGAGTGCGGGTGTCATTTGATTTACGGTCTTGAGAACTGCCACTCATTTTGGTGCCCCGCCCGTAAAAAAGACTAAAGTCCCTATAAAAAGGGCCGATAAGGTATTATGAGGATCTTTAACGTAGGCGACAGGGTGTCTTGGTGCGGTAAAAAGGGCATCGTATTGCGGCTAGGTAGCTATGACGAAGCTGACATCATTGTCCGGTTTGGGCCAAATGACACTAGGGGCTTTACGTTTGACGGCAAGCTAAGAGAAGATAGGAAAGTACCGAGTTTGGTAAAACTTAAAGAGGAGGACGAGAAATGAAAGCACCAATCACATCCTTTAATGGTTGGGTTTTGGGGAAAATCACGCAGTTTATGTCCGAAAAAGAGGGGTTTAATGTCGAAACTGTCGAATATACGGCTGAAGGTGCGAGGACTGTTATTCAAGACGCTTTTGGCTTTCGGTATGAAGTCCACATCAAAACCCTTAGCCGGCTCCACGACAGCCCCCAACAATCCTTTCCTGGAACCGAGGCTTGATATGCATAAATATCTTGTCTATTTTGACCCTGTAACGCGTCTTACCATCTGGACAACCAGCCCTAATGCTGTGACGGGATATTACTATCACTGTCCACAAGCACTTGGGTACTTCGGTCCATTTGACAATACCCCGACTGCTATGAAGCATTATAATAGTCTCATAAAGGCCCAATCGATAGCCTCAGTAACCCCATTTCCGCAAGCAGGGGGAAGTGTTATCCGGGTAGACTTTGTAGCGCGAAAACGCATATAACAGAGATGAGCCACTTTGACTTAAGTGAAGGCATGAGATATCCTCGCGCCCTCCCTTAAGGCGGCTGCTTTGCACGCTGATAGGTGAGTCCACGCTATATGCCTCTGGACAAAGGCGCAAAGCAAAAAGGATATTTTATGGCCAATCGTAACTGGGCTTCTGGCGGCAAAATTTACTCGATGCACGTCAGCCCTGTCCTTCTCGACTGCAACTTCGTAGTGGACAGTGCCGACGGCAACGGCTTTGGCATCCGCAGTCTGAAAGGACCGGCCGTTCAAGCTGTGTACATGCACACTTCGGCCACCCCGGCTGCCGGAAACCCGAATCCGGCTCCGGGATTCATTATTGTTCAACTCGCCGACAACTACAACCGTTACCTGAGCGGCTTCGCCGGTGCAATTGGTCCTATCGGAACGCCCTCCAACAGCGTTACGGCTGGCACTCCTGTAACGATTACGTCGCTCGGCACCACCACTCAAGCGCAGTTTCAAGCAGCTGGCCTACCAATTGGCATGACCGCTGCCGTTGGTGCCTCCTTCACCCCCACGGCCACTGGCGCTATGGGCGGTACGGGAACGGCCGCCCCTGTCGCTACGACGGGCTCGGGCATTGATCACATCGAAATCGTTGGTGACCCGAACGCTACCATTGCCTCGACTCAACCACAGGCAGGAGGAGCGCTCTTGACGATGCGCTGCATGCTCTCGAACGCCACTGCGACTCCTGCCGACGGTAGCGTTATTAGCTTGGCAATGCTGCTGAGCAACAGCTCCATTCTCGTCCTCGGCGAGTAAGAGGCTGTTATAAGACCTGAAATGGGTTGGTGCGTAGTATAAACCCTACGCTTAAAGTGCAAGGCCGCCAACCCAGACCTTTAGAAAGGTTTTATGGCCCTACCTGGTACGCCTCAAAACTTCAACGTTCAAGCCGCTAATGGCCAAGTACTTGTTTCTTGGAACCTTTCGGCTGGGGCAGCTTATTATCAGGTCCAACGTAGCTTAGATAACGTTACGTTTACGGCCCTTGCCACGGTGTCTGGAAGCCCATTGGCGACGTCATATCTAGACACCTCAGTGTCTCTAGGTGTTCAGTACTGGTACACCGTAGCTGCTTCCAGCGACAATATAACGTATAGTCCGCCTACGCTCTCTCAGAACGCCATACCGACTCCCACAGGCGAGATGAGCCTTGCCGATATCCGGCTACAGGCCCAACAGCGCGCTGATCGAGTCAACTCAAACTTCGTAACGCAGCCGGAATGGCGCAACTACATCAATAAATCGATGTTTGAGCTCTATGACCTGCTCATTACGGTCTACGAAGACTATTACATTGCGCCTCCGATTCAGTTCGTCGCTGACGGTACTAGCTTCCAATACGCCTTGCCAACGGGCTTCAATACGTTCTTAAATGGACTTAATCCCACATTAACTATTACGCCTCCGCCCTTCTATAAACTGTCAGGCGTCGATATGGCGCTTAACAACGCCACCAACGGCTATGTCACGGTCAACAAATTCAACTTCATAGATCGTAATAACTTTGTGTATCCGAATACTTCAAGCACCATCTACGGTGTCTTCAACCTGCAATACCGGCTGATGGGGAACAACATCCAGTTCATTCCTACGCCTTCTGCTGGCCAAGCATTGCGACTGTGGTACATCCCACGGCTTAAAGAGCTGCTCTTAGAGACAGATACCACCAACACGGGTATCTCAGGTTGGCTTGAATATGTTATTGTCAGAAGCGCTATAATGGCTTTGGCGAAAGAAGAGAGCGATACTTCCCTTCTTACGCAAGAGCTGGTTATGCTGAAACAGCGTATTGAGGAGTCGGCTGCAAACAGAGACGCAGGTCAGCCAGACACCATTAGCAATACCCGCACACCTTGGGGACCCAACAGCACAGGCTACGGGCCAAATGGACGAGGCGGCTGGTGAGTGTTCTCCCGCGTAAACTCTCATGGGACATGGCGCAAGACCGATGGGCGACCATCATTGAGCCTGTCGTCGCTCAACCGTTTAACCAAGGCTTGATATTGAAAAATGTCTCGTTAGTTGCGGGGGCGAACGTCGTCAATCACAAATTGGGGCGAAATTTGACAGGGTGGAATCCTACTCGAATTCGTGCTTCAGCTACGATTTTCGACACGCAGGACTCTAACCAGACCCCGCAATTAACACTTAACCTTGTCGCCTCGGCCAATGTGGTCGTTGATTTGCTGGTGTTTTAATGTCTAGCACGCTGTCGCCTAATATGAGCCTTATAGTGCCAACGGTGGGCAGTGAAGCCGGACCGACCTATGCCCTTGATATCAATAGCTCTTTGGCCATTATAGATGGGCACAACCACTCTAGCGGCTCTGGTGTTCAAATCACCCCCTCGGGCCTTAATATCAACAGTGCCTTGTCGTTCCAGTCGAACCCAGCTACCACGCTTTCTTACGCCTCGTTTGCCGTTAGCGGTAGCGCGCCCTCAGCTAGCCAGAGCTTATACGTCCAAAACGGCACTGAAAGCCCTATAGCGCTCCCCGACCTATGGTACTTCGACGGTACTAATAACATTCAGATTACGTCTGGCGGCACTGTAAATGCCTCTATTGCATCTTTACCAGGGCAGTCGTACGCAGCCGGTGTGTTTAGCTGGAAGCAAGGGACTGGCTCAACCGTTCCCGCCAACTTTGATATCGGTTCTATCATCATCAGGCCCAACGTAGCGTCTACGACACTTGGCACAACTATTGCGCCCTCCGCCTCACTTGCCTCGTCCTTTACTCTTTTACTTCCAGCAACGCTCCCCGTCAGTACGCAGTTTGTCACGCTCGACTCGTCCGGGAACCTAGGGACAGTGTCGTCGATTCAACCGACTCAGATTGCAACGGCTTCGATCACAGGCTCCCTGCTAGCCAACCAAACGATTACGGCTACACAAATTGCTAATAATACTATTGACTTAGCACAGCTCGCAGCAGACCTTCAACAAGCTCTCACACCAACAGGTGCAATCCTTTCTTATGGTGGAACTTCGGCCCCATCAGGTTTCCTATTATGCGACGGCACTTCGTATCTTCAAGCCACCTATGTTAATCTCTTTGCAGTCATCGGAACTGCTTTTGGTACCGCCGATGGAACACACTTTAACGTTCCCGATCTACGAGGGAAGTTTTTAAGGGGCAGAGACGGCACAGCTGGCAGGGACCCTGATAAAGCTTCCCGTACCGCAATGAATACTGGCGGTAACACTGGAAACAATGTCGGTTCTGTCCAGAGCAGCCAGTTCGCTAGCCATACACACACGATGCTGGTCGAGGATAATGGTGCAGCTCCTCCACCTTATGTTCTGCCGTTTGGCAACACCTCAGTTTATGGTGTTACTCAGGCAACTAGCGCAACTGGCGGCAATGAGACTCGGCCTATTAACGCTTACGTCAACTACATTATTAAGACGTAACCGATGGCCCTTCAAAAAGCCCCCATCAATATTAATTTTGC